TACTATTATATAGAAATAATTTTTTTATAATTCAATAATATTATAAATAAAAAACTTAGTAGAATTATCCAAGTTTTTAATATTTATATTTTTAATTTTATCTATTATACTATTATATTTAGCGATAGCCAGGATTTTATATAATTGTTCCAGTAAAATATCCAGAATATATTTATAGATATCGGTATTATATACAATACTAACTATATAATCTGCGATATTATTTAGCAATATTAGCAGTTCTTCGCGTTTATATTTAATCCATATCTTATTAATATTATTTATCCCACGCTTCCACTTGGTATATTCGCAATACATATCGTATTCGTCGTTCAATACCAGAAGATTGTTTTCGTATATATATTTCGGCGGATCCCATTCCTTATTGTTAATGTAATTATCCCAGAGCTTATCTAACATCACGCGGACATATTCCTTGTCAAATAAAGCGAGTATATTTATATACAGTTCATCGTCGCTCGTTTTAATATAATTCCATATAATCATAAAAATATCATCCTTGTTATCGTTATTATCATTTACAGCGATAATTTCCTTAATTTTCTCGTAGATACTATCCTTGTTTTTAATGCTTAGTTTATTTAAATTACCTATCAAACACCTTTTTAGCTCGGATTTCTTGGTGAAGTCGGGTATTATGATGTGAAATCTTGATTTAACCTTGGGCTTATTATACTTCTCCTTATTATTGTATATTTTTTTTGCCCATATCATTTTGGGATCATAATAGGAGTTGAAACACGAATATGTATTTTTAATATCTACGGCTTTATCCAAAATATTGCGCGGCACATCTACGGAATTATATATATCTCTAAATTGTTCTATACTAATCTTGATGATTTGTTCGTCCATTATAATTAGTTATTATAAATAATCTTATATATTGATTGCAAGGATTACACGGATTACAAGGATAATAATAATGATAATATACATAAGGCAAAAACAATAATAGTTAATAAAGTATTAATGACACGCGAGATAATTAATAGATTAGAGGAGCTATATTCAAACTATCTTGTATATAGAACTATAATTGTGTGCGATGATAATAGTCTTGACAAGTATGTCAATATACTTAGAGAGAATAATTATGATAGCTATGTATTGAAAGATTATGAAGCTGTGGTAGATTATGATTCTCTGGATGTAAGGATATTTTTAATAGAAAAGGGGCATTTTATCAAGTTTATTAAGGGGTATATTGATAATAAGGTTAATGTAAATGTTAATGTTAATATAGATATATATAGATATGGGGCGTATTTTTACAATTCAATTATAATACAATTAGATAATGATAATGATAATGATAATGATAATGAATATGATAATGATAATGATAATGATAATGATAATGATAATGATAATGAATATGATATCATAGGAGAAACCGAGAGAATTAAGAGTGAATATAAAGTAATATCTAATAATTATGATATTATTATCTAATAATAATTTAGAGGATTATACGATTAGAGGATATTAATATGGCTACAAAAAAGAGTTTTTTCGGAAGCGATATATTCATTATGGTTTCAATAATATTCTTTTTATTATTGGCTATTGCCGTTTTATTCGCATATAATAAAAATAAAATAATGGAGACTTTTATGGGCGAATCGATGGATAAAAAATATAGAATGGAGTATTATTATATGGACGGTTGCGGACACTGTGAGGATTTTAGCAAATCTGGAGTATGGGAGAAGCTTAATGGAGAATATGGGAATAAATTAGAGTTTAAAAAGTATAATATGAAGGATTGCAAGGACAGATTAGATAAATATGAAATCTCGGGATATCCCACTATTATAATAATAGATAAGAGTCAATCTGAAAAAAAGTTAGAAGAATACAACGATGACAGAAGATATGAGAAAATGAAGGTATTTGTAGGAAAATACGCTGAGATATAGGCATATGTAGGCTTCTATAGGCGTCCTTTAAGTATCCTTAAAAATAAGTATATAAGCCTATTAATAAAACTTTAATATAATAAAGGGTATAAATAAAAATGGGAGGCGGATTGATGCAATTAGTTTTGAAGGGTAATATGAGCGAATATATTACCTTAAATCCGCATATTAATTATTATAAATATGTGCTCAAAAAACATACTAATTTTTCTATGGAAACTATTGTTATTACTTCTACAGGTGATAGCAATATTGGTTTTAAGCCATCTACTTCTGAGTTGCGCGTTAATTTTAAAATAAAGCGTTATGCTGATTTATTATCGGGACTGTTTTTGACATTCAAAATCCCTGATATATACTCAGACAATATATATAAATTCAGATGGGTCAATAATTTGGGCTTCAATTATATCAAGGAAGCGCGACTTAGAATAGGGGTTGTTAATATAGAGACGCTATATGGCGAATGGATGAATATATGGAATGAGCTCACGAGCAAAGATAACATAGAATATAATAAGTTGATAGGGAATATAGAAGAATATACGGCGCCTTTCAATTTCGTTCCAAAATACAGAGTGTTAAATAACAGGCTTTATAATGTTACTTATCCTGTATCAAATTATGTGAAAACGCCAGGAACTCCGAGTATTAAAAAGAGAAAAATACAGGTTCCGCTCAATTTCTGGTTTACCAAGAATCCCTCACTGGCTCTTCCCTTATTAAAATTAGAGAATAACGAAGTTGAATTAGATATTTATATTAATGATAATGCATTTGAGGGATTATATCAGGTATGGAGTAATATATTGAATACCTATGTGAGCCCGCGAATGTATAATGAGACACATCGCCCTACAGTACCTATATCTATTGCTACATTTGTAAAGCCGAGCGATGTCAATTTTGATGTTAATAATGAGCTATTATGTACCTATGTATATTTAGATAGTACCGAAAGAAGCAGTTTGCTATTGAATACTAACCAGATTAATTATATTATTAATACGGTTAAGAAAACGCAAGCGATTGCATTGAATGATAATCATACGCTAATAGATATAACAAACGCCAATCATCATGTCAAGGAGATTATATGGATCACGCGAAGGAGCGATTCTATCAAAAACTTCAATAATTATACAAATTACACAGGGTCTCACGAATATAGTGAAGGGCTCGGAATATTAGATAGGGCATCAATATTATGGAACAGAGAAATAACGCGCGCGGATTATGATGCGACTTATTATAATCAAATAGAGCCGCATAAATATCATACGAATATACCGAGAACGGGGCTATACTGCTATTCATTTGCTTTATTTCCCGAAAAACAGATTAGCTCGGGTTCTTATGATAATACGCAAATTACTACCTCGTTATCTGTTAATGTAAATCCCGAGGTTAAAGATGATAGTAAATATACATATATTACTAAAGCATATAATGATTTATTAAATAGGGTCTATCCGGTCAATTTTGAAATTACTATATATGTCATGGAAATAAATGTCCTAACTGTCCTTAATGGTGGCGCTGGCTTAAAGTTCAGCTAAATGTCCATAGCTGCCGATTATTTTTATATTCTTTGATATAATTAAAGTATCATGGATTTATTTGTTTTGATAATAATAATTGTATTTGTATTTATAATAAAATATTTAATAGATACTATTAACTCTCTCAACGGAGAGATAAGAGAGATAAAAGAAAAATGTATAATAGGTAGCAAGGCCTCTGGAGCTGGAGAGGGAGCATCGGGTGGCTCGTCTGGGATAACATTTACAAAAAACACTGAACAACCTTCTGATAATGTTAATAAAGAGTTAATAAAGACACTAGTATATTTCAAAGACTACTTTGATAATAACAAATAGGTCATAGGTCATATGTCATAGGTCATAGGTCATAGGTCGCATTGTCTTGTGATACCAAAAAGTATATAAATACATATAAATAATATAAGCGTTTATAATTAAATGCCGAGAAAAAGTAAAAACAGCGATGTTAAATCTACAATAGATAAGAAGAAGGGCTTAATGAATACTATTGTAAAAGATGTAGTACTTGTGGAAAACGAGGATATTATATTGCAGTTGCCTATATCCGACAATGATATAAATAAAATAAGTATTACGGATGAATTACTTGAAGCCCCTACACCATATGAGCCTAACTGTTGTTATATAAATGAGACTAACTTTTATAATACAATTCAGGACAATTTGATTAAGGAAGATAATGATAGAGATAGAGATACTAACATAGATTATAATGATAATATTATTAAATCATCAAATAATTGCTATTGGTGTTGTCACGCTATTAAAGACAGGATTTATGGGATGCCCTATAAATATAATATTACTACGAATACTTATATATTGTTCGGGAACTTTTGTTCGCTGGAATGCGCTAATGCTTATAACTTCTCTTCACATTGTGGGAGTGATAAAGTATGGGAGATAAATAGCTTGATACAGATGCTGAGCAAACATTTTGGATGTACTCGCCCGATACGCCCGGCGCCTTCAAGATTTTTGCTGGATATCTTTAATGGCCCTATGAATATTGAGGAGTTTCGCAAAGGTCATCACACGAATGAAAAAACACACCTATTAAATCTACCGCCTATGATAGCAACTACTTACAATTATGAAATTGTAAATACATCCTATCTCAAAAACATTACAGATAATATGAATAATAAAATTGAGGCAAAGAAAAACAAAAAATGATATAAGAACATTGATACAATAAATATTGTGAATTACCCAAATTACTATTGCTATTAAGAATGACGAGTATTGATAATAAATGCAGTGTTTCTGTTGCCGCAAAGGCCGAAGATATAAACTTTTCGCATTATAGAGTTTCTACTATAACTTGTAATGCGAATATTGGCGAGGATATTAATTTAAACTTGAAGATGCTTTTTGAAAATATTGTAATCATAGATAAGGATGATACGGACGGGATTGTATGGGCGCAGTATATGAAGGATGGCGAGGATTTAAATCGCGGGACATATCCCAAGAAGAGGAGGAATAGTAAGAAAAATAAGATGAAGAAAAATAGGTTTGATAACCAGGTTACAATTATATATAAGAACGATAAATATATGCCGAATGTGAAAATATTTAAGAACGGCAATATTCAAATAACTGGAATAAAGGTTGTAGAGGATACTGTCGTTATTGTCAATCATATCATTGCTAATATTAGGAATATCTATGAAGATATTAGTAAGGACATTATAAATAACCGAGAGGATAATTATGAATTGAAATTGAAATATCAGAACTTCAAGATTAGGATGATTAACTCGGATTTCAAGGTTTATTGCGACGATTCTCTCGCGGTTCCATTTGGCTTGAAGAGGCGCGAGATACACAATATATTTATCAGCGATCTATATAATAACAAATGTTCGTTTCAGCCTGGAATATATCAGGGAGTTAAGTTAGAATATTTCTGGAATAAATGCAATGAAAAAAAGAATGGTATTTGTTATTGCCCCAAGAAATGCTATGGAAAAGGAAAAGGAGAAAAAATCGGTGATTGTAAAAAGGTTACAGGGGCTTTGTTTGAGAGTGGGAGCATCTTAATTACGGGAGGCGTATCTTTCGAACAAGTAGATGAGGTATATAAGTATATCTGTACTTTCTTGATTAAACACAAAGATACTATTAAGAAAATCCAACCAACTAATCTTGTAGCTCAAGATATCGCGGTATAGGCTACAAGATCGTTTGGGAGCATCGTGAGCGGCGTGAGACTTGTAATCGTTTATATTATATTTGTTGTGTGACAGCTGAAATTGTAATTATCATTACGATTGGCTGATGTATATTTTTTATATTTATCGGTATTTATGTGATTATTTCCCGGTCTATTATATGAGGGTATGTGATGGCTTGCATAAAAATGCGAGGCATACACAGCAGCATCAGGTTCAGCTGGAGGCATTTTATAACTATTGCCCCAGGGTTTTTTGTCAAATAAGACATCGCCAGTATATAACCCGGCATTTTTTGGCCGAGGAGGGACGGGAACATTATGGCTATAATCTAATTCAGCATATTCTAATTCTTTTTTCATTATTCTATATATAAAATAGATATTATTATATAAAGATAAAATTGATAATTAATTTAAAATAATATGAGTTCTGAAAGTTCTGAAAGAAAGAGAAGAAAGGTTGCTGATTTTGTAAAAGATGGTATGGAAACTGCAGATATAAAAGCGATGGTTCAAGATATTGTATTGTATATGACAGAGAACAAGGCTAAACATTCATCCCACGAGGAGCTATTGAATGAAATGAAAAAATCAATTGAGGGAATCTTATTTTTTGAAGAGAGATATCCTATGTTATATGCTATGGTTACAAAAGAGGAAGGCTTTGAATATAGTAGCCTTGAATATTTTTTAGAGATGCGAGAGAAAATTGTAAATAACCAATTAACATCAGAACAGGCTTCAAAAGTAGTAGGCCAAGTATGGTTTGATAAGTACTATAAAAAACCGGATGGCGAAAAATAGCCGACGAATCCAAAGGGGGGTGTAAAACATAATCAGTCAAATCATTTATTTTTCTTACTTTTTCCATAGATATACAATAGGCTACTAATACAATGCGGAAGCTTCTATATTATAGATATTACATATTTTTATATATTAAATCTTAGATTATCATAGCAGTTCTTGAGACACTGAAAAATCTTTATTTTTTCAATTTATAATTTGAGTACATCTCTTGATTTATTTTGTAATTTCTAAAAAACTTTTGAAATTTTTGAAAAAACAGAAAGATGTACTCAAATTTTAATTTTCAAATTTTAGAAATATCCAGTGTCTTTTTAAATATCACAATGGTAATGATAATATATAACAAGTCTATAAATAACCTTCGCAAATATAATAATAAATATAGGGATATAGGAATATAGGAATATAGGAATATAGGAATAAATTTGTTATAATTTGAGATTATTAAGATAAAAATTGACACCAAAATGTATTTAAATTATTACTATCGCAGTCAAAGCAAGCCTAAGCCAAAAGCTAAAGCCCGGCTAAAGCCCGCCTACAGAACAGCCTATCAAACTTTCAAAAGCCTTTCCAAGTTTTATCCAGAAACTCTTTCAGAAGAATGTCCGCTGCTGCTGCCCAGACTATCGGAATGGCCTTCAAGGAGTATATGAAGAATATTCCTGATGAGATTAACACCTCTAAGGGTTTGGATGAGCATTTCGCTCAGTTCAAGAAGGATTTCAAGGAGAAGAAGAAGAATAACAAGATTGAGATCGCCGAAAAGAAGAAGGATACCAAGAAGAAGAAGAGGAACAATCTTGACGAGGATGGTAATGAGAAGCCTAAGAAGCCTCTTACAAAGTATCAGCAGTATATCAAGGACAATCAGCAAAGGATTCGCGAAGAGTTTCCCGAGCTTTCAAATACCGAAAGGTTCTCTAAGCTTGCCGAAGAGTGGAAGGCTTACAAGGCCACTCTTGAGGTTGCGGTTGATGCCGAAGAGGAGCCCGAAGATGAGCCTGCTGATGCCGAAGACGCCGAAGACGAGCCCGCTGAAGCCGAGGAGGCTGAGGAGGCTGTTGTGGAAGTAAAAGAAGATGAGAAGCCCGTGAAGCCTAAGAAGGCCAAGAAGGAGGCTAAGACTGACAAGAAGAAGGATAAGGATTCGGAGTAAAATAGAAATTATATAAGATGGCGTAAGATAGGATAGGAAAGGTTAGATTAGGATATATATTTTTATATTTTATTTATTGGATTTTGCTTTTGGTTTTGCTTTTTGTTTCATTAGGTCTTTGTAGTCTGATATGTGATGTAATTCTCCTTTATATTTGACATATTCCTTTTGAGAATCAGGCATTTTATAGATTTTCATTTTTTTCCCAAGAATCTCCTTATATATACTATGCTTTTTTTGAGACACAACAGGTTTATTAGAGACCTTTTTGCTATTTATTTTACTATTTGATGTTTTTTTATATCCACCATTATTTATTCGTGTTTTACTTAAATAACGAGTAATATTAGCTATCTGCATATTAATATCACTATTTTCTAAATTATCCTTTAATACCTTAACATGCGCTTCCTCTTGCCGTAGCTTCCACCACAAATCACTATTTCTCAATCTCTCCCTAACTTCATTCGCAAAAGCTTCCTCTTGTCGTCGTTTGCGCCACATCTCCTCTCTATTTATCTCTTCCTCTCTATTTAAAATTTGTTTTTCTTCATGCTTTACTAGATCATCTAACATGATTGCTTTTAATGAATCAATATTATCACTATCGGCATAATGCGTATCAAAAATAGTTTTATATTTTTTATTACCTTGAATATTTTTAAGATATTCAATATAATTATTAATTACAGACTTTTTTTCTGTATTATCAGTACTATCATATTTATTTAAACTATTATAATCTTTATAATTATCAAACAATAAAATGATTTCCTCAGTTAAAAAATTCTGCAACTTTCTCAGAGCTTTATTAGAAGCAGCCATAATATTTATTGTATCTATTTATATATTTATATTTTATTTGCTTCACATATTTTATTTATTGGATTTATGCTTGTAAGTGCGTGCATTATTATAAATTTCTAAATAATTATATAGATGCTTATAGAGTTGTTTATTGGCTCAGTAATAATCGGGGTTATTATTGGGTTGATAGGTATTGGTGGCGGCATATTGCTATTGCCTTTATTAGTTTATTATGATTTTTCTTTTCAGCAAGCTGTCGCGATATCTCTTTTCTTAAATACGATACCTAACGCATTGCCTGGATTATATCTATATTATCAGCATGGATTTTTAGATTTTAATGCGGCTATTATAGTAGCTACTGGAAGTATCCTTGGTGGAACTGCAGGAGCTTATTTGGGTACAAATAATTATATAGATGACAGGACTTTGTATAGAATATATACGGTATTTCTAATAATGACAGCAATATATTTATACTGCTATTATTGTTGAGATGATATCGCAAGAAATATAATATCTATTAGACATATTATACATATTAGACACCTTAGACAACGCGAATCTCCGCCGATTTTGCGATTACATCATAATTTTATAAAAATTGATATAAACAAATAAATATATATTTTAACAAAGTATTATTATGAACGGTGATATGCCTTCGTCCAATGTCCCCCCTACTAATCTCACTCAATTAATTGAAAAAACTTACAGTAATTACGAAGGCAATACTACCTATGCAAATACTCTGATTAATACGCTGAAAAAATATCATTTCTGGCCGAACATCAAGGTTAAGAAGTTCAAAGATAACGAGGATATTGTTCTCCTTCACACTAATTACAAGATGAGTGATATTTGCGAATATAAGGAGCTTTATGAGCAATGTCGGAGTATCGTATTGGATTTTACTCTCTCTTGTAATAATAATGTTGTCGTTACTTATGCAAATTCTATTCCGCGCAGAATCGGGTATGAGGAATATATTTCGGCGAATTACAGCGATACCGACAGATGTTATGAGGCTTATGATGGAACTATTATTACTGTATATAATTATAAGAATAAGTGGTATTTTGGAACCTCAAGCTGCCCTGATGCGAATAGTTCAAAGTTCTCGCATCCTACGAAATCGCACGGCAAGATGTTTGACGAGGTACTATACGGATTTTATAGTAAATCTCCGGAAACCGCTGAAATGCTTTCGCGCATTCCGCCGGATGATGTCGGAGAGACTCTGCGGGCTATGTTCGCGTCCAATTTGAATCCTGAACACGCTTATGAGTTTGTCTTGATTCACTATGATAACAAGCATATCATTGATTATACTGATGTGCTTGGAGAGAATTATAAGGAGCTCGTGCATATCAATACGAAAAACCGAATTACGCTGGAAGAGTATGATATTAATCTGTCTGCTATCCAAGAGCTCTTTAATTTGGGTGTAAAATATCCGGCATATTTCGCAGATATCAATCAGGCCAATGCCTATATTAACGAGAATAAAAGCTACGGATTGATTATCAAGAAAAAGGTAGATGGGGAGAACTTTTCGCGGCTATACAAGATATCCTCGATGTATATTAACTATCGCGAAGAGACTGATCCCTGTCACCCTAATGTATGGATGAATATTCTTAGCGTCTATATGAAAAATAAGCAGAATTATACTATTAAGGATTACATTGCGACATATAACCCGAATATCCAGATTCCTATTGATAATAACGGGAGACAGATTGACCCAACATATCTCGTACATACGATTATCTCAACAATCAAGGATAGCCTCTACAGCTATTATAAATCCAGTACGACATATAACCCGGCTTATAAGAGATACAAGATGAATAAGGAGATGGACAAGCAATTTGCGCCAATTATTCAGTATCACTTGGCGCAGCTGAGAAATCTACAAATCACCACATTCAACAAGAAGCTTATTACAAGCTCTAACATTTATTACTATTTGTGTCAATGTAATGATGTCAAAAATATCAAGACGCTTATTCAGTTCTTTGCAACCAATCCGATTAATGAAATGCAATCTCGAACATCGATGTGTTTCGCAATTATGAACACCCTGATTTCATAGATATCCTGAGGGATATCCCGAGGGATGTCCGGATGTCAAAAAATATATATATCTTAATAATAATAGATAGATAAGGATATATGTCGGACTATTTTTCCACACAGGGATGGGTGTATATTGCAGTTAGTTTTATACTTACTATAATATCTCTTGCATTGAATGTGTATTTGGAAGGCCCTGGATTATATTTAATAGCGTATTTTGTATATCTGCTTGTCATATTATTGACGGCTTACAATATAACTTGTTTAACAAAAGGAGAATGCTATATATGGAGCTGGATTGTTACAATACTATCAATAATACCTATGATACTTATGATAATCCTAATAATATACATCATAATATATGAAAAAAATACGAAGGTATAATTTCATATTATTTTTATATTTTCTTTCTTTTTCTGGTAATAAATAGGTCTATTATTGTACAAAAATAGTAAAAATTGATAAAAACAGCATATAATAATTATTACGCCGCTCCTCCGCTACGCCGCTGCTGTAATAAATATGACCACAACGGCTATTTTCAAGGAACGCATACGGGACATGCCGAATAATCTTGATGATAAGGAAATCCTTGCATATTCTAAGATTACTAAGAATATTATAGAGTTGGAAAATGAGTTGAAGCAGATAGGAAAGGGAGAGACTAAGGCGCAAACTGCATTCTCCTGCGTTTTCAAGGATCGTATTCAGAATATGCCTGATGATATTGATGATAAGGAAATCTTGGTATATGCGAAGAATATTATAAAGTTGGTAAGGGACATAAACAAGATAGGGCAAGGGAAGAAGAATCCTAAAAATAAGGAATAAATAGATTATTATGCGATAATGCGATAATGCGATAATGTGATTTATGTTTTCTTTATTCTTTATTTTTTATTTTTAAAAATTGATATATAAGATAAAAATATAATAAACTATATATTAATAGAATGTTTTACAATTATAAGTTTGATTCGTCCGACCCTTCAAATAATCACAGCTTTGATATTCATGATATTGACTTAGCGATTGTCAATGGTATGCGAAGGATTATTATGACGGATATTCCAAACTTGGGAGCAATCGGAGAAAAGCTGGAGAAGGAAGAGCCTACTGTTAGCGTCATTACTAATACTGGAGCATTACACGACGAGTTTATTATACATCGCATTGGGCTAATTCCTATATGTATGACTGCTGACGAAATTGAGAATTACGAGGATAATTCGCTTGTCATCGAATTGAATGTTAATAATACTACGAATAAGAGCATTGATGTGCGAACCTCGGATTTCAAGGCAACCTTCAATGATGTAGAAATTACCGAGAAGAAACTGAGAGAGTTATTTCCACCGAATAAGGTATCAAAGCATAATATCTTGATTACGAGATTGAGACCTGGCGAACATCTACATTTAAAGGCGAATATTGTCAAAAGAACTGGGCGCGATAATGCATCGTTTAACCCGGTTTCACTATCAAACTTTTCGTATATCCAGGATCCCAAGGAAGCTAAGAAATACGAGAGCCTACTTGATAAAGAGCGGGCATATTATATGAATGAATACGGCGACCCTACGAAGTTCAAGTTTGACATAGAGCATATTAATGTTAATATGGGGCCCAGATATTTAATCCCGAAATCGCTGGATATTGTTATAGCCAAGCTGAATAATCTAATGACCGAATTGGTTAATATTAATACGACGGAAATCGTAAAAATACAGCAATTCCAAGATATCGCCGAGACATACGAGTTTATCATTGATAACGAAGACGATACGCTGGGAAACATTATACAATCGTATGTACACGACAATTATGTGAGGAACAAGAAAACTGTCAATAATATGGCGTGCAAGTTCATAGGCTATATTTGCCCGCATCCTCTCAAATCTACTATGATTATAAGGATAACTCTTGATAATATTACTGACAAATATATGTTTATCGCATTTATGGATAAAGTATGCAAGGAAATTGTCAGTTATTTGGTTGATATTAAGACAAAATGGAATAAGTTCGCAATTGATAATAATGTAGCATAATTTATATTATTATATATTAAAAGAAAGGGAAAAATAATATGTCAATTAATATCAACGGCAATGAGTATATTTTTGAGGAAGAAGATTTGGAGGACATAGAATATCTTGAAATAATGAGTATAGATGATATTATTAAAGACAATCCTTCATTTATAGCATTGTCCAGCGATGAAATAAAGAGCAGCTTGTTTGAATTGTTCGCGAATAAGAAGAAGGCAAATAATATAACAACTCTTTTTTACGATATAATAAATGATATAGATGGCGATCGTGGAAAATTGAAAAATTACGATAATTATGTTTTTGATGCCGATGCTGAAAAGAGGGATTATAGTGATGGTATCGTGGACAAGGCCGAAGTTGCAAATTTTAACAATTTGAAAAAGAAGACAGTAATAAATCACGATATAGCGAAGGAAAAATATTTTTTTTGCATTAAATACAATAATGATTCAGAGAAACTGCGATTTAAGCCTGAAGCCAAGATAAATATCACGATAGAACCGCGAGACAAGAATTTTCCCATATATTATCCAGTATTCCCAGCGGATGATGTGAATATCCCTATAATATCTGCTTATTACAAAATACCTAAGACTGTTATAAATGATTACCTGTATACTAAGATAACATCGCATTTAACGAGGACGAAAAATATAAATTATGTATCTTCTGAAAATTGCGAAAATGTCACAGATTTAATAAAGGGCGTCAAGCCGGATATTAACAATATCATAGAGTATCTCAAAGATAGCTTTGAGCTTGATTATTATAACATAGAGAATGTTTTGAATAAGTTCGGTAAATCCTTGGATTTTATTAATAAGGAGGATTTTAGCGTTTTATGCGATTATCTCGCGGATGTTATGGGACAATATAAGGAGCGAAAGAATCTATCGAGGCCTGTTAAAATTAAGAAGCCGGATATTATAAATAAGAAGCTAATTTTCTTTGATAAATTGAATACGAGCATCCAGCTATTAAACTTGTCAGAAAAGGTAATTGATTTTTTGGATAAAAATAAGATGAGTTTGGAGGACTATCGCGAGAATAATATAATGACTGGTAAAATAAAGCAATTGGATGAATTGAATACCTATGATATAGTTGACACTATAAAAACTATGGGTATTGGAAACTCCGATGATAACGCGGTTATCTTAGAGATATTGGATATTATAACGCGTTCTTTGAAAAATAGCAATATCTTGGAGGCCATACAATCTATAGATGGTATCTTGAAGACTCACGAAAAGAAGGAGATCATTGTAAAGAAGTACGAAATCGCCAGAAATGAGAATGAATATTCGCGAAATCACATATTTGACTATGACAAGGACGGCAAGCAATATGTAATATCATATCGCGAACACAAAGAAATAAAAGATAGTCACTATAATGACAAGAACGAGGGAATCCCTATGATAGAGTTTGAGACTCAAGACGCCATCGATGATGCTAATGCAGCTAATGCCGGAGAAGGAACAGGAGACATCGGAGGTCATGGAGGTCCTGGAGGCTTCGGAGGTCCTGGAGGTCCTGAAGGTCTTGAAGATATAGGATATATTATAGGATATAATGAGTTAAGTAGTCGTGATATAGATAAATATATAACTAATATTAATTATAAGAATGAGCTGGGATTTATAGATAGTTTGGAGAATATGTTGAATATCTTGAATAATATTGGTAAATCTGCTAATATTGAGTTTGATTATGATGCATTATGTAGCGAGCTGTTCAAGTATAATCGCAGTATATCAAAGAGACGCGATATGTATATTAAGGCGTTTCAAGATAATAACTTGGAAATAAGCGAAGAGATGCTTAATTATTTGGATAAATTATCGCCCAAATCTATATTAGCATTAATAAATAATAGAGATAAACCTTTTTCGGATATTGATGATAATGTGGAGAATGTTATAGTATCTTATAATAAAATATGGTCTGATGAGTTTAATGATATGTTTTTAAATGCCTTGGCGTATTGTATAATAAACCTGCAAGATAAGATATTGAATGATACGATATTCATAGATGTTGATTATTTGAATGGTAATTTCTTGAGTTATTGGGATAACTGCGGTTCGCCTCTTAATAAAAATAATAAAAAGGGAGATCGCGGTGTTATGTCATATATCATAGAGGTTGCAGCTGATTATTTGATAACTAATAGTAATAATGAGTTTTTGATACAAACCGATAATATGTTTAAAATGACTTACGAAGTAATTGAAAAATATTATTCGGAAAATCTTGAGAGAATGAAAAAGAAAGATGATATTTGTCGGGAGAAAAAGAAGGAGCAGAAGGGAAAAATAGAAAAAGATAAATTACGCAGTTTATTAAAAAATAAGGAGTGCGGGAAGGAATTCAGCTTATGTAGGGAGCAATATATACAATCATTGATATATATGCCTGATGTAAATTATGTAAAAATACACAAGTTTTTAAATGGCTGTTGCTTGAAAAAGCTGGATGATAGCTTTAATGAAGATATTGATTTAAAAAATGCAGATCGCCTTGAGTTAATAGGATTTAAGAAAAAATATGCAGAGAAAAAGATGACGAATAAGCCTCGTGATTTGAGATTCATCCCCAAAAAGACCGCTAAGAGTAATGCTAAGGCCGACGCTACCGATGTCGGCGATGCCGATGACGCGGGAGCCGGAGCCGAAGAAATTATAGAGCGTATATATTTAAAAGATGAAATATATGATATGAATAATAATTCTAAGATAGTCAGGAGATGGCTTGAAGAAATGAAGGGAAAGAATAACAGCGTATTTCCCGATAATATTATAGCAGATTTTGAGAATGGAAATATAAAATCTATAAAAAATAGTATAATATCTAATGTTAGTTTATTGACAAAAACATCAAAGAATTCAGGTGATGATTTTATTGAAAAATTTAATAATGTTAGGAAGACAGGCAAGGGCGGCAAAGGCGGTAAGGGCGGCAAAGAAGCATCTAATGATAAAATAAAATATCTTAATATAATTCGGGCAATTATAAAAACTCTCTATGGATACTTGCGAGCTAAGGATAATAACGAGGAAATCAAAGTATTGCTTACCAATTCTATAAATGATTTAAGGGATATTATAATAGATTTAAAGGAATTGAATAAAATATATAATGATGATATTGAGAATGAGATAGATATTATAAATAAATATATAGTTAGCAGGGCATTATGCTGTCCTTTTAATATTAATAATACTTTAAATGGAAAGATAATATCAGATATTATAAGCAGCCAATATATAGAAAATATAACTAAGAGCGTATATTATGATGTTTTTAAGATAATTAGTATAACTTTCCCGACATTAGAGGAAAACATAGATTTTTTGAATAAACAGCGTGAGAAAAACAAGCAAGAAAAAATAAATGCCTTCAATAAAATAACAGTAGAAGAGAATGCTCTAATAAAAGAATTGAAAAAGGCTGGATTTAAACAAGAATTGCTTGAAGAGAAAAAAAAGGAGGAGATTGAAATCAATAACCACATTGATAATCTTATTGTACCTGGTGAAGGCGCCGACAACGCCTATAACGCCGAAGACGCCATCAACAACTTCAACGAGATACACAACGATAATGCCGGAGGCGCTGCTAAACAAGAAATGAATGATGAAAATATGCTTATGACATATGACAGAGAAGACGATGATGAAAATATGGACACCGAAGAGATGGGATTCTTATATAATTACACCGACCGAAAAGAAAAATGAGACAAAACTATTATAAAAATATAATAATTATGTTATTTATCTTTTCTATCGGTGTAATAGGGAAAAGGTTAAATGAATTGCTATTGAGAGGCTCACAAGCTATTTATATTACCTTTATGGTGTCTTAAAAAGGAACTGAGTTTTTCTAAAAGTTGAAAATTAAAATATTGATATTCAAGTGTCTCAAGAAATGCTCTGTTAGTTTAAGTATTTTTATAATAATTATAGTAATCACTATGTATCTCTAAAAGTTAAAAAGCTGAAAGCCTAGTGTAGTCTAAGTTATACATTTTCGCCAGCGCCATATATTTTAGTATCGGCACCAGTCGCCGTCGTTGTAGTTAAATCGTTTTTTGGCGGGACAGTTGATATATTAACAAGGGACGCTCCTTGTGCTATCATCTGAGCTGTCTGCATAGCTTGTGCTGCTTGCACAGCTTGTTCTGATTGTCCGAATAGAGATAGTTGGGAGGCTTGCTGTAGCTGTGATAGCTGAGGCAACTGTGATAGCTGAGGCAACTGCGATAGAGGCAATGCGTCTTTTTTGCCCCCACTGAGTCTTTTGGTTATATTAGTATTTCCTATGATTCCATTTAATTGAATGGGTATATGTCTATCGACATCTGAGAAACATTTGGCGACTTCTATTTTATATTTTACAGGTATCTCTTCAAACGAGCAATCCTGTATTAAATTGTCATATTTTAGTGATAAGATATTATAGGTTTCTTTTGAGACGCTCCCGTCGCACGCTTCTATTTCTTGTGAGAGAAGCATAAATTGCTGGGATAATTTTTTAAATATTTCAAACTTTTCGCTCGCCTTTATGCTGTTTGTAAGAGACATTATAAGGACGCTTACGGCATTTACGATAATATTCGGGATCTTGATAGCATTTGCGTCCTCGCTGATACTGTTTATAATACACATAGTTGAACTGGTCAATACAAGAGGTATATTAAAACAGAACTTTACAAAACTCCAGTGAGAAGATGCCTTAGTACATAATAGCGTCATAGACTCGCATTTATCCAGCAATTTATCAATATTGTGCATTATTATTCGGTTATTTATAGTTTATCTAATAATATAATATTTTTTTATTTGAATTATTATATTAGAGATAAGCGTATGAATATAGAAGTTAAAACAAACGACTGGGTTCTTCCAAATAGAGTTGGTTATAACAAAAAAATATATGATATATTTCATCCTTCAAAATATCAAAAAAAAACCGCGACCGCTAAAGCAGCAAAGGCGTCCTGTGAATGTACAAAAGAATCATGTGAATTAGATGTATCTAAAGTGTCTCTTTTTCCGCAGCAAAGGATTGTCAAGGATTATATGCAATTTGACAGTCCTTATAGAGGCATCCTGTTATATCACGGTTTAGGATCGGGTAAATCTGCCGCATCAATAGCAGCTTCCGAAGGATATATTAATCGTAAAAATGTTATTATTATGACTCCCGCTTCATTATCGCAGAATTATGAGAACGAATTGATGAAGATATCTACTATCGGCTTGAATCTAAAAAAATCTTGGACTTGCCTAAAAGTTATTAAAACGAATGTCAAGATGATGGAACAGCTCAAAGGGTACGCCATAGATAAGCAAATGGTTAAAAAAGAAGGAACTGTATGGATTCCTTTATATAAGAAGGATATAGAGGATGCCGTGATAGTTATAGATAATGTTAAATACTCTGATATGGCTTCAAACGACAAAGAGGATATCAAAAAGACTATAACGCATATAATAAGAAACCGATACAAGTTTATAAATTACAATGGGATTACTATGAAAATGATAAAAGAAATGGGCGACAATCCTTTTGATAATTCATTTATAATAGTTGATGAGGTGCACAATTTTATCAGCAGAATAGCTAACGGTTCCAAAATAGCTATGAAAATATACAATAATATTGTTAGTGCTAAAGATGTTAAATTGGTATTATTATCTGGGACGCCCATCATTAATCATCCTTATGAAATATCATTTTTAATCAATTTATTAAGAGGTCCTATGAAGACTTATAAAATCCCTATAATAGATGGCGTAGCCGACAAGAATAAAATAATAAATAAGTTGTCAAAGGCGCAACTGTACGATTATGTTGATGAATTATATTACGACAATAGGAATCTCAATATTATATTATTGCCTATAAATTATGTTCGCAAAGACAATGTTTCTTCTGCAATAGTAAAGAAGGATTGGGGAAAAGACGGAGCGGCTGAAGCTACGGAAGCTGTAATTATAAAAGAGATAATAAAAGCTATTAACACAGAAGGAAACGATGAGAAGTCTGCGAAGTCTGTGAAGTCTGCGAAGTCTGAGAAGTCTGCGAAGTCTGGAAACGGAATAGATGTTAAGAAGCCTTATTTAATAGTAACAAATGGAACGACGGGTTCCTTAAAAACAAAGATGGCTGAAGAAATTATTAAGTATTTGAAGTTGAACCAGACGAATACTAAGATAAATATAGATGATTTGGTGATAAAGAATAAGGAATATAAGAAGCGCGTATTAGATATAATTAAGAAGGTAGCGAAGGAATGTAATAATAACAAGGTTTGTATATCTGAAAAATACGAGAATCCCAGCGATAAATTGCAAGAGGATTTTCGTAAGGCCTATTATGATGTAAGGAAGGGCGATGGCGGTATTAACTGTACGGATAATTTTAAAAATTCGTGTGATAAATTGAATGATTTGAATTTGGAGAATGCTTTGAAAGAGAGCAGAAATATTGTATTTGAATCACAGGGCCTATCGGTTCCGTCGTGGCTATTGTCTCAGCCCTATTTGACTGAAAAATATAATGTCATATTTGCCTATTCTCTCGCGCCTATTAAAAAGACCGTGGATGTTATTAAAAAGCGAGCGAAAGCGAGAATAGACAAATATCTAAAGAATCCGAACGAAGATGCTCCGAGATTGCCTTCTGTTGACAAAAAGATAATAGGAAATAACATTAAAAATATCGTGGCGACATTGAAGGAATTGCGTAAAAATTGTATAAATGATGTAGAATATTTGAAATGCGGTAAAAAAAAAATAGACAAGCTTCTTGTATACGAGATGGGCGACAATTTTAAATTAAATTTGGTATATGATAATTATAACAATGATGATATAACAGATTCAGCGTTTGAAGGCATAATCTATGATATTGTTAAAATGGATGCAAAAGGCAATTTTGATGAATCGGATATATCTTTGAGTACTAAATATGATACCGAGAATAACTACGCTTTGCCCAGTAAAAAAGAGGATTTTGTCAAGTTCTTCATAAATGACGATGACCCCGAAAATATCAAGGTAATTAATGAGGATTTATTTAAAAGACGCGTATTAGGCATTTTGAGTTATTATAAGACATCGGGATCAGAACTATTTCCCTCGCTATTACCTGAGACTATTAGAAATATGTATATGACCGATCATCAAATCAAAAAATATGTAGATGTTCGTATTAAAGAAATAGCTATCGATGACAACAAGAAGAAGAAGTACGGCAACAAAGGAACTGCTGAAGTTAGTTCGGTATATCGCGCATTCAGTAGATTAGTATGTAATTTCGCGTTCCCCAAAGAAATACCTCGCGAATTCCCTGAGGAGGTAAGGACATTGAAGAAAAAAGAGATGGCTATGAATGAGGAAGACGGGGACAACAGCAAGGACAGCAAGGATGCAGAAAATGATAAAAAGAAGTTTAATAAAGATGTAGAAGCCGAATACAATAAAAAATTAATGAAGGCGCTGAATGATTTAAAGAAGGGCGATTATTTGGAAAAGAAGAACTTGCGCGAATACTATAGTCCGAAGTTTGCGCAAATGTTGGAAGATGTAGATACATCGCCTGGGAGTGTCCTCGTGTATTCGCAGTTTCGCGTCGTAGAGGGTTTAGGGATATTCAAGGAGGTTCTAAATAAACACGGATATGTTGAGATTAATGTTACAAAGAATGATGAATATGGGTATATATTAGAAGACCCTGATGTATTTGATGAAAAATATGATAATAAAAGATATGTTATGTTCAATTCTGATAGAGAAAAGACCAATATATTAATGAATCTATTTAACGGGGATTTTGCAAATCTCCCAGATACTATCAGGAGTAGCTTGCCGAATAATGGAGAAGGCCTGGAACAAAGATATGGAAAGATTGTCCGGGTTATGATGATTACGCAATCGGGCGCCGAGGGTATATCGTTGAAGAATGTAAGACGCGTATTGATAACTGAGTATTTTTGGAACTCTGTACGCATAGACCAAGTAATAGGGCGCGCAGTTCGTACTTGTAGTCATATGGGATTGCCGGTAGAAGATAGGAATGTGGGGGTTTATAAATATATTATGAAGTTTACTACAGATCATATAATAAATAACCCGACACTCAAAAACAAGGATGGCGAAATATCTACAGATGAGCATATCTATGACAAAGCTAACAAAAAAGAGGAGTTAATTAAGAACTTCTTGGATATGTTAAAATCCTCTTCAATAGATTGCGTTATACACGCAGATGTTAATAAGCCTTTGAAGAATGGCTATAAATGCTATAACTGGCCTATAAATATGAAGGAAGACAAATTGGCATTTACGCAGAATATATTGAATGACGGCAAAATAACTCAATACAAAAACTATGAAAGGGCTAAAACAGACAGAGGCAAGGTTGTATCAAGAGATGGTGTCAAATATGTACTATTAAAGGATAAATTATATGATTACAATAGCTATAAAAATGCAGGGGTATTATTGCAAGCCTAAGCCGCCTAAGTCGCCTAAGTCGCCTAAGTCGCCTAAGCCGCCTAACTTTACTCTAACTAATACATATAAATAATAAATTATAGTAAATAAGAAGCATATACTTATTTTTAATAATAAATATAAATGAACGATATAATATTTAGATGTATTCGCAATATTAATATGGAAGATGAC